AAGATCCATATTGGACAACATCACAAAGTCTCGCGTTTCCTGCTCCAGCAATTACATAGTCACCGTCTTCGGTAATTTTCTTAACATCACTGTGCATGTAGGGGCGTTCGTTTTCAGTGATTTGACTATCTGCTGCAAATACAAATCCATTGTCGTATTGAACAGCAAGGATTGTTGTCATTGCTATCCGCCAAGTTGAGAAAGGATTCCAGCCAAGTCAACTGGTGGTTGCCCCCCAGCAGGACCTGCAGGCGGAACTTGTTCCTCGGTCGGAGGAGTTGGTTCTTCTGCTGGGGCAGCAGCCTGACCCATAGACTGTGCAACCAGTTCTTCTGGTGACATCTGCGCAGGTGCTTGTGGTGCCTGAGGAGTTGCTTCTGGTTTTGGTTTTTCAAATACCTTAACAACTGCTTCTTCAATTGCGTTGCCTTTACGGCGAAGGTCAATAACCTTTGCAATTTGTTCCACAATACCTGACGGGTCTTGTCCTTGCATAGCCATCTGTGGGATTGCTTGTGCTAGAGACGCTAGCGATGCTGATAGTGAATCACGCATTCGCTCTATATCAATGCGTTCTTGTTCACCTGAAACATTCATGCTCCATGGTAACTCTCGCATGATAAAATCACGGGATACTAGGTTGGCTTGTAAAGCCTGTAGTGAGAAGATAAGTGCACGTGATGGGTCAAGTCCAGCCATAAGGCCATAACGAACTTGAATTGTGTAGTCACCATCAATGTCTTTTGCTGAATCATACTTGAATTCATACGGTGCACCATTGAAAGTTCCGCGTTGCTTCTTCTCGCCTGGGAATAACTTCTCATCCATCTCAAAACAAAGAGCAATAACTTCTTCCATTGCTTCGCCGAGAATCATTTGCATAGCCTTGATTTGGGAATCAAAGCCACCCATAAGTGCCTGAACACCAGAACCAGTAATAACGCTGGCATCCATGTTTCCTGAGCGACCTTCTGGGTAGCGAGAACCCATGCGCATTTCTGTTTCTAGAATCTGCTGTTCGGTAAATGCACCGGTAGGTAGTTCTAGTCCTACGCGGCGTACGCCTGCAGGGTTGTTAGTACGAAGGATTGCATCAGGACCGAATGCAAATTCTTGCAAATCTTGGGGAACGACAATTGGAGCCTGTACAGATTTTTCTGCTGCTTCCATTGCCAAAAGGGAAAAGCGTGCTCGTGCAATCTGCACCCATAGCACATCGTCAAATTGACCACGTGGGTCATCTACGTCAATACCTGGTCTACGAGGTACAACAACGGATAGTTTGCCTAAAGGATTCTTTGCTTTACGCAACACCAGTGAGTCACGCTGTGGCAGGAACATGACGATTTGGTCTTTATCCTGATAGTGCATGACATCTAGTTCGGTGTTTAGGTCTTGGTTTTGGTAGCCAAGTTTACCTACGATACGTGATTCGTATTCAGGGAAGTCTACGATAAGTTCCCGAATAGTCTTCAAGTAACGCTTTGTGTATGATACGCACTTTCCATAGCGGTTGTACTCCGGGTAAGCACCCATTGGGTTTTCTATACGGATACGTGGCATACGAGCCTCAAAGTCAGGCTCTACAACAATGGGCATGTAGGCATAAGTAAATACCCAGTCCGCGCCAGTGTACATCTGGGTCTGTAACCCAGAATTCTGAACGTAGTTATTAGCAATCATACTGCGCTTGTCAGCAGCCTTGCGAGCGGAATCGCTCGTGCTATTAACCGTGGAGCAGTTAAACGATGGAAGTGGGGCTAGGGTTTCTGCTAAGTCTCGAGCAACAACGTCAACAAAGTTAGCAATCATTGGCTTAGAGATTCCCTCAGGGAACATGTCTGGAGCCACGGATTCCATGTTGCCACGACGAACCATAGTGATATCGCGCATGCGTTGGTCACGTGAAGAGTAGCGTTCCTGTAAGGACACTACCTTGTTTGTGATTTGTTCGATAGTTAGCATTGTAACCCTAAATGTAGATTATAGATTGTTCTGCAGCAAGTTCGTCTAAGTCAAAGACCATACGTTGCTCTTCATTGCGACGTGTCGCGTACCTATTGTAGGTATGGTAGATACGGCTTCCTGATTGTTGTACAAGTTCTTTCGCTCGCAACTCACAGAACCATAGTGCCATAACGCAGTCGGTCTTATTCTTGGTATCTGGCTTCCAGGTAATTAACTGATTAACCAGAGCCTTGATGTGTTCATTAGTATTATCTGGTAGTTCAATCAGATTATCGTTTTGATGCTTACCCTCACGGATAGAGCCAAACAATCCAGACATACCAGCAACGCCAAAGTTTGTGTCCCACTTGTTCTTACCAGTAAATTGCTCACTGAATCGGACACCCCGATTGGCAAGCCACATGCGGAGGTCTTCATCCAGCGCAAAGGCTTTTTGGAACGCATTGATTTCAATACGTATTTCCATCGGGTTATACTTAGTAACCCATTCTTCAATGAGGTTACGAATCTTTGACGGCGTAGGTTCTGTCATGTTAAACACATCCAGTACCATACGTTGCCCAGTTTGCCGTTCTACGGCATAGGCTACCATAGCAGAGTTACCTACCATGGCTGGGTCAAATCCTAGAATGGTTACCCATTGTCCATCTCGTGGATGTCCTGGAGTACCGGGCTTGATAGTACCAGGCTTGCGCATGCGATTGATGCTCGCGTTAACAGAGATGAGCGGAAAGATTGCGTCTTCTTCCACATCTTGTTGCTGGTATACAAGAGCCCAAGTAGAAGGGTTAACTTCACTGCGGCGATGGAAGAGTCGCTTGCCATCCCATTTGGGGTAGTATCCATCTTTATCCTGTACTAAAAGTTCTGCGTCGTATTCGGGGTCTGCCCCATCCCATACGCGGTCCGAGTGGGGCCATAGGGTTACCCAGTCCTCCGCCTTGTCCGCATACTCTAGAACCGCTGGCATAGCCAGGTAGGTAAATGGGGACTTATCGCCAGACCAGTTATCTGGGTTACGAATCTCTTTGTATAGGTCAATTGAGGAAACACGGGTTCCTGCAATAACCAGAGTACCGGTAGCACCCACACGGGTGATAACCATCTTCTGTAACCAGTTAAGTTGCTTTTCCCACTCATGGGCGTTGGTGGTAGTGATAACGTCATCTAGGATGATGAGGTCCGCTCGAGTACCGTAAATCTGCTGACCCATACCAATAGCCTGTACGGTAGGGTCTTTCTCGCCAGAGTCGCGCTCTAGGTAGATTCTATCCTGAGTCCACTGGTCTGCGGTGGCTTGGTAACCGCCAGCAGGCCCATAGACGGATTGCATCTTAGCCCAAGCAGGCTCGGTGAGCCGTTGCTTGATTGAGAAAAGGAATTCCTTGGCGCGAGCCTGAGTCTGAGACACTACCACAATACGGATGTTTGGGTCCATTGCAATGCGGTAGGCGGCATAGCCTACAGTTAGGACTGTGGACTTAGCGTGTTCTGGGGGTACGTTAATTAGCAGGCGACGACGGTTGCCTGGCTCATAGGTCATGGACTCATGCAGGTAGGTAGGCTCGTTACCCTCTAGAACGTCAATCCAAGACTGATGGTGTGGGAACACCTCAGAGTTCAGGAACTCCTTGGAAAACGTGGCGTAGTCGATATTCTTGCCAGAGGCTAGAGTCTCACCGAATAGTTTATTAGACTCGGTGCGCGCGGCCTCTAGACGCGAGGCAAACTTACCATCCCGGAGCCAGGTCTTGAGCGCAGGCAGTTTACGGCCCGTTAATCCTAGGGCGGTATGTTCGTCAATACCAGAGGCTACAGAGGCTAGGAACGCAGCCTGGTCCTGTTCGCGCCGTACTGTGAAGTGATGGTTCTCTCCACTCTTCGCGGACATAATAAACCTCGTAAAAACTAGACAATAAAAAACACATATAAAGCATCGCGCCAGGCGATGCTATTTAACTACATTATGTGTCCCGGCAGGGGACACTAATAATATAAAACCATACACTTATACTAACCCCATTATGGTATACCCCGTAACGCATTGTTATCAAATATTTATTATGTGACTTACGTCACAGGTAAAAAACCTTTATAGTACAACACATCCCCCCCAATAACAGCACAAAAAATTATGAGAGAGTCATGGTGGGGTGTGTGGGGTCAGTCTTTAGGACTGGGGGTCAAGTTCGTTTCTGGTTGGTGTTGGTGTGTCCATTGGTTGCCTTTGGCAACGTGTACCCCGTCCCCTATCGGTGACCAGTGGGGGGTATTTATTAAGTGCCCTGAATTGTTAATGGCGACTATCTGCATGGGTTGAATCGGTGGCAACTGGCAACAACTGACCCTGACAGTACTGTCAGAATCCCCATGTATTCATGGGGTTATCGTTTGGGGTTGACAATAGAACCGAATCGCGAGACCATTGACCAATGCTCTGAATCCTCGAATGAGGCACATGGTTCGGGCGCATTCGTAAATTGAAAACTGAATAGTGAGTATCTGCCTAGTGGTTATACCTTGCCCAAAAGATTTTTGGGTCAGGTGTTTCCACTAGGAGGAAAAATGTCGAATCAACTATTCGAGAATGCCGTTAAGGCTTGCAAGTCCGCCATGTCACTAAGCAACGAGACCGAGGCACTAAGTAAGCACCTCGAAACCCTGCAAGGTGAAACTGTCAGCGCCGTTGAAATCGCGTGTGCCGAATCGTACGCGTGGTTCATCAGCGTCAACCGTAAGCATGGAAGTAAGCAAGACCTAGCAACCGCGTCAGGCGTATCAGGTAAGACAATCGGACGTTGGATAGCGTCAGGTCATGTCGCACTTGTAACCGAAGGCAAGGCAACCGCGTCAGAAGTCAATTCTGCAATCGGCAACTATTCAATGAAAATTGCTGAAGTTGAAAGAGTGCAGACACTAACCGAATGGCGCAACCTGCTTAAGGCATACAAGGCCGTAAACAAGTCAGGCGCGGGCAAGGTAGTAGGCAAGGCCGAAACCACCGAGGCAACCGAGGCAACCGCTAAGGCAACTAAGGGTTGGAAGTCACACGCTGAAAACCTTGTTAAGTCAATCGAATCAGGCGAAGTCGGACTAATGGAAGTCATGGACTACATGACAACATTGGTCAGCGAATTGGGACTATCCATTGACGAAATGGAAGAAGTCGCAATCTAGGCAGATACGAAAAGTACCCCTCGAGAAATCGGGGGGTATTTTTTTTGTCTTTGAAACTGACAGTACTGTCAGACTTACTGCGTTGCTGTTGTGCTACTGGATTACTGGCTTGCGACTTGACTTGAGAATAGCCTGACTATCTGGTAGGATTGACGTAGTCAAGGTGATAATCACTGAGACCCTGACAGTACCGTCAGGATTACGAAAGGATAGCCGATGGCTAAAGGCAACGGGATACGGGGTATTCGTGGGCATAACGTACCCACCCATAGAGTGATACGCAGTGCCTCTTATGTGCAGGTACGAGGTAAGCCACGCCATGCACCGCGCAAGGCTAGTGCTACTGCTGTACGGGTGGCATACACACAGGACGCTATCAACCAAGCGATAGCCAAACTGACAGTACTGTCAGAACGGAGTGCGTAATGATAATGCAAGTTGTCGGTATCACCGACACCACCTGCTCATGGTGTGAGAACCCGCACACTACCGACTACATAGCAACGGATACCCAAGGTGATGTTGTTAAGTACCTAGTATGCCACGATTGTGTGCATGAGTTCGCAGAATGTAAGGACTGTTTATGATTACTAAAGACATTGAAGTGCTGGCTTACTACGAAACTATTGACGGGTCAGGTGCCATGCTAAGTCAGATGTTCACTTACGACTGTCATAGATGTGACTACTCTCACGCTAGAGGTAGCCGTCTACTATCGGAGATTGCTGGGCAGATTGCCGAGCATGTACTGACGCAAGAACATCAGGAGAAATGATGCGCACTACATGGAAAGAAATGGTTGCCTTCCTTATGGATTGGCGTGACTATCTGAACGGACTCACACCTGCAAGCCACGCAGAGTTGGGCTGGTCAGGTACTGACAGTGATACCCCTATCTATGATGAGTTGCTAGAGATGGCTAAGCATTATGGTTGGGCATACCCAGGTGAGGTGGAGTAATGAATCTAGAACAATGGATACAAGAACTTGTGGGTAACGAATGCCTACATGCTGGATGCAACGTAACCAAGTGGACACCTAAGCCAATGGACTACCTATGCGAGGCACACAATGGCTAAGGCACACATGACCGCGCTGTACTGGTACAACATTGAACTTGATAAACTAATCAAGGTCGGCTATGCTAGTGGTGAAGCACACAAGATACTCATGGACAGGCTTGCCACCATGAATAGTATCGAGTGGATGGAACCAACCAACAACCTGACAGTACCGTCAGAACAGGAGGCACTCTGATGAGTGAGATAGATACAACATCTCTCGATGTTGAGGTAGATGAACGACAGGTGGTGTGTTGTTATGGTACATGTACTAATACCATAGACATGGACAATGACACATACGCACTTGATAGCGCAGAAGATGCGTACTGTGAGGCTCACATCTTCCTATGCAACTGGTGTGACTGCACATTCCCAGACACTGAGGTGCATGATAACTTCGCTGGCTACTGCCACCCCTGTGGCAACAGGATGTCATCATGTGACAGGTGTGGTCAGGTTCAACATGAGAACGACATGTACACTGTAAGCGGTGACGACTGGTGCAATAACTGTTACGAGAATCACTCTCGACACTGCTCTCGTTGTGATTATAGTTACGACCCTAGAAATGGTAGGTGTTGTGGTGGTACTCATGATGTTGAGGACTATAGTTACAAGCCGTATCCTCAGTTTCATTGGGTAGAGAATGACCCTGATGCTGACCGACGTGTATTCATGGGCTTTGAGTTAGAGGTAGAGTCTGACGGCGAAACCTATGACGGTCCGGAACTGGTGCGCTTACATCTGGGTGACCTTGTTTACTTCAAGGAAGACGGCTCACTAGATGACGGCTTCGAGATAGTCACACACCCAATGACCCTTGCCTATGCACACAGCATGGACTGGGCATGGACTCAAGGACTACTCGACAAGGGCTATCGCTCATGGGACAGGAGTTCGTGTGGCTTACATGTGCACGTTGATAGACGTGGCTTCAATGGTAGGTTGCATCAGTACTCATTCACGCTGTTGCTCATGCGTAACAAGGCTTTGTCTTACCTAATTGCAGGCAGGCAGGGCAACTCGTATGCATCCTTTGACAAGGGTATGCGTACAGAAATACCTAAACATCTAAAGGGTCAAGACAACTGTGTCCAGCGATACTCAGCGGTCAATGTCCTACCAACAGCCACCCTTGAAGTGCGTATGTTCAAGGGTTCACTAAAGAAAGAACGCATACTCGCCGCACTTGAGTATGTGCATAGTGCCGTTGAGTATTCACGCGGTGCTAGGTCAGGTGTTGGTGCTGAGGAATACTTAACAGCACCTGCATTTATCCAATGGTTACGAGGTCGCAAGGACTTGTATCCAAATCTATTAAGTTACATAAATCAATCAGTCGAGTTCGGCTTTAGTGAGAAGTCCTATACTTCTCAGAATAATGGAGAGTAATTATGTGTATGTTATGTGTATCCCTGCCAGGGTCACGACCAACACGCGAGCAGTTAGAGATTGCTTGCTACAACAACAGCGATGGCTTCGGCTATGCAGTACATCACGGCGACCACATTGTGGCAGGTCGAGGTATGCTAGTAGACGTAACCATTGACAGGTTCTTTGCTGAGTTAGATAAGAATCCTGATGCTATCGGTATGTTCCACGCACGTCTTACTACACACGGTACGACACACGTTGAGAACAACCACCCATTCAGGGTTGACGGTCGCAAGGACATTGTGTTAGGTCACAATGGTATGCTTCCGGTCACGCTCAAACCTGGTGACAAACGCTCGGATACCCGTGTGTTTGCTGAAGATTTGCTACCTAACATGGGTGTCGATGTGCTTGATGACCCCGTATACTTCAAGCAACTAGAGGAGTGGGCTAAGGGTAGCAAGATTGCTATCTTGAGTACATCACCTGACTTACAGCAAGAGGTGTACATTCTCAATGAGAAGGACGGTCACTGGGCTGACGGTGTGTGGTGGTCTAACACCTCATACAAGTCACGCAGTTACTGGGCTACCAGTTACACTGGTGGGTACTACAATGGCTATGCATCTAAGGAGGACTATGACTTCTTCGAGAGAGACAAGCATCTACTGCTATCATCTGATGAATTGTTAGATGCTGACGGTACTGTCAGAACTATCTATGATGTGTGCTACCATTGCTACTCACACCTACGAGAGGACGACTACAACGAGGGTGCTTGCCTATCATGCAATACATGTATAGACTGCAACGAACACATGGCACACTGCATGTGCTACAATCCTAACAGTACTGTTAGAAGTAACGACTACTGGTGGAAGCAAGAACAACAACAACTAGAGAAATTGGATTGGTAACATGACCGAGACTATTAAGATTACATATGAGGTTGAGTACTTCTATCATGAGATACTCAAGGAGATGCTAGATAGTGGTGAGTATGGACTAGGACAGCATCCCATAACTGACGAGGCGATTGTATACAATGCACTCGATAAGTTTGTTACCATGAGTGGCGGTATCCCTATGATACCATCAGCCTTTGACCAAGCAGGTGTACTCACAGTGGAAGATGATAGAGGAGAACTTCTCTACCAATTTCCAGGGTACAACACACTAGCACAGAGAGAAGATGACCATGACACGCGAACTTATGAGTGAACTAGAACTAATAGTTCCGGACCTAACTGATGCTGCATGCTCAGGCATGGATGGTGACATGTTCTATGACGACATGACTGTTCATGAATCAGTAACAGAGTATGGTTACTACACATCAACAGCACCCAAGCAACATGCTATGCTACGCAGGGTATGTGCTAACTGTCCTGTTAAGGTTGAGTGTGCTGAGTTTGCTATCAAGCATGAGCGGTTCGGTTTCTGGGGTGGGCTTACTGCTATGGAAAGACATAGCATACGCTCAATGAAGAACATATTCTC